CCAGCGAGCTGTGCTCAACATCAACGTGTACCACAATCCACGACGATCGAACCAAAATCACTGGGACGCACAGTGGCATCACCACCGTTGTCACAGATGACACGTACTTGGCCATCATTGACACGCTCTGTGTGATAGTAGTCACCGTGTTGATGACTGATGCTGATACGATGTCCTAGGTATCCAACACCGATTAGCATCGCTGCCGCTATGACAGCATCCGGCCAGCGTAGTCTTAATTGCATTTCGTTCATGTTTACGCCTCGTATGCCTCGCCACACAACGTGCCACGACGCATGAATTCCGATTCGATTTCATCCAACTCCGTCCTGTGAAATGCGCTGATGTCACGTTCGGGTGAAGCCAGTATTAACATGACGTAGTTAAGCAACTCGTCGTCAGTTCGACTACGTAAGTCACCGAACATTACGTTATACCCCGTTTCTTACGAATCTCTTCCACCATCTTACGCATTGCCTCTGGCACTTCATCCAACGACTCAAATTTTGTAGGCTTTCCGATGTCAGTCGGTTTACGACCAGCTTTTGACATCAACGCGATGTTAGGTGCAGCACAACGTAGTTTCCAATCATCATCGTTGAATGTGCTAGCGCAGCGTCGACATCGATACACCGTTAGATGCGCGATGCTACCGTCACCACGCGCCACCGAATCACGCCTGATGTAACTGTAAGTGTGATATGAACCACAATGCGGGCAATGACACCGCCACGCGAAGCGTCCACACATACACAGGTCGTTTTCTAGGTCTTTGCTAATGTCCACCATACACGATAACAATAGCACGTAGTGCGGCACATGTCAAGTCCTTTAAGTCCTTTGTTTTCATACACTTACACATGTGCGCCCCCGCCTACTTTGTGTGCATGGCCTTCACGTGTCTAGCGAAGCGCGGAAAAAGACAAGTTCAAAAAAATGACAAAAAAAATTAGACAATAGATATAGAAATATATATTATATATATCTATATATTGTCAAATTCTTTTGACGAATTTTTGACGACTTTTTTCTCCGTCGAGGACGGCTTGCAGCCGCCTATGCCATTGTAGGCGAGCACACACATGTGTAAACCCATGAAAACACAAGGTTTACACACATATGTAATTGCATACTATTTAGTCATAAACGACAACGTGTCGAAGTAAGCCTTCCAGAAGTTCGGACGCAGTCCTGTCGTCCATTCTGACAACCAGACTGCGTCTAGCTCACGACGTGACGGTTGACGTTTGACACCTCTGATCTCAGACGACGCAGTGTATGTCTTATCGGGACGCATCGCTTGTCGTTGATACCGCAGATGTGCGTCATGTAACAGACGCGTGACCGACTTATCTTGACGAGTAGTCATAGACGACTCCTGACGGATTACAACGTTGGGTGACACTTGGCGTCGTGACACCGAAATACTTATCCACCACGTCGTGTGTATTACAACGCGGACACGTGTGTGATGTCTCAAATATATACTCGTCGATCCATGCACACGTGTCATTATGCTCCCATATGTAGAAGCATCGCGGACACCTATGCTTATGCATAGTGATTCCTGTTCATCTTCAAAGTGACCCGACTAGCACAGCGTCTAGCTGTGCCGATGTTGACTGACCTTACTTCGTAATCCCTAGGTCTTTCATCATCGTAGCAACGAACTCCGCGTTGACGGCGAGCGCTGGATTGCTCTGTATCAAAGCCTTGTAATTCTTGCGCTTTGACTCCGTCGCCTTTGCTAACGCGAGTACTCGTGCGGCTTCTCGCGTTCGCTTGATCTCTGCCAGCCCGCGATTGATGACGTGTTGTAACGCATCATCGTAGGTCTGCCATCGACCATTGGTGACCTCTTGGTCGATCGCTTCCGCTTGCATTGATGATAACTCCACGGTACGCTCTGCGGCATCGCGACCAAACTGGTCTAGTTTTGGCTCGTCGCTCTTGACTGGCTCCGACACTACTGCTATTGCTTGTGGTTGTGTCATGACTAGCGTCCTCCTAGACGCTGAGTTAGTCAGTCACTAGACAGTACATAGCGCGCGGAGCGGAGTGAGCATGTTGTCCTAGTTGCGTCACTAGACTCGTCATCGTGCATAGTAGGCCGACGTCGTTCTAACCTACGTCGCGTGCGGTGAGTGAGGCTCTGGTTAAAGGCAATGCACTACACTCCGCCCACTATGTACTGTCATCCGTATTGTGTTCATCACTGCTCGCTTGCAGTGTACTCGTTGTGGTTACCAGCCGCGCCCTGCTTAACACTCTAGTGTCGCTCCCCGCACCACCCGCGACCTGCTGGCATCGCCCGCGTCAGCCACCCGCGGCAGCCGGGTCCACAAAAATTGAGATCGTGATTGTGATTGTATTAAGTCCGCGAAAAATTTTTTTGCTTTTACGGATAACCTTGTCATTCATTATTATCGTTGATGACGCATGTTGCGCGTTGCAACATAAGAATTGCGTGGAAATGCAAATGTCTGCGATTTAACCTTATTATATGGCGCTGCACGGTGGGTAAAATTATCAATTGCTAAATGTGCTGTAAGCTGTTGAGAGTAAACCAGTTGCCTGCTAATTAGCAATTGCTTCGCTTGACTTCGTAACCGCGCTGTGCCATGCTAGCGAAGCCATAAGGGAAAAGTGTAAATGTCGTGGTCGGTGAGCGTGGAGCCAGCTTACGCATATCGGGCAGGATGGGCGTGGGCTGGCCGCGCACGCTGACGAGGAGATGACACATGGTTACACAGGCTTCGCCCGCCGCTGCGCCAGTCGTACAACCCGCTGTAAAGCAAGTCCCACCGAATCCCCCTCCGACGCCGCCCGTTGCCGCCATCACACCCGCTGTCGCTGCGAAGCCTAAGACCTTACAAGACCTCCTTAGTCAGTTCGTTACCGTCAAAGAAATCCTCGACATCTCGTCTCATTTCACCCACGAAGGTGTCTGCACGAAGTGCGGTTGGCATACAATGCAGTTGTCGGATAAAGCGGCCCGACAACTTACGCAGCAGCACGTTCAGCAACACTGGCGTGATGTCACAACGCAGGTGCAACGATGAAAAAGAAGATATTGGTACGACGTGTTCCGTGTACCATTGCAGAATTCAAGAAGGTACAAAAAACCGCAGCAGAAGCACTTCGACTTGCATCAAAACACGATCCTGATCTTGAAGAGCGCATTGTTATCCTTGAACGTCAAATGAAGCGACTCGGCGCTCCACAGTATCGGAGGGTGAAGTGAACCGTCAGGTTTACATCAAATGCGATCAGATCGCCCGTATGATTGTCAAAGGGATGCCTAAGACTCGCATTGCGATTGAAATGGGCATGTCTTACGACGGTTTGGTTCGCATTACACGTTGTCCTGAATACCTTACTATTGAAGAGGATGTACGCAACGCAGTTGTAGGTAAGATGGACGCACGTCTAGCGAAGCGTGCCTCGATGGAAACCGAGGTTGAAGACACCGTGCCGGAGGCACTGAGAGTTCTTATTGATCACGTCAATAAGAAACGCGACCTACGGGCTGCGTTGGAGGTGTTGGACCGTGACCCACAGCGTCAGTTTGCTAAGAATGCCACCACGAAACCCGTGAATCCTCTCACCGCTGGTACGCCGATTAACGGCGACGTGTTATCACAAGCGGTGAAAGATGCTGACATCACACATACGTTGTTGCAGAATGCTAAACCACAGACATCCACTGACGTTGTACCACCTACGGTGCCTGTGGTAGCAGAGGCATAACATGAAACATTCGTTGATCGCATTGTTGTGCCTCGTGTTGACAAGTTGTGCTACGGCACGACGTCACCCTCTGCGAGTTGGTATTATCGTTGGCGTCGGAACCGCCATTGCAATCGACCTAGCGACACGTCATCACTGTGACCATTATCCACCGGGCGAAAGCGGTGTTGGTGTTGACTGCCCCCACGAGGTATATCATGGCAAATGACTTGAGTTCACGTCAGTGGCATCTGGACACACCGTTGGCGTTTGGTAACGCGGGTGCGGTCCTGTGGACAGGTAACTGTTACATTAAGCAAGTAGAATTCTCCAATTACGCCGCTCAAGGCAATCAAGCCATCCTCAAGGATCAAAAAGGCAAAGTCGTGTGGTCGGCAACCGGCGAAGCCGATCTGTCACCTGTCAGGTTGGGTGACATTGGATGGGTGAACGGTCTTGTACTCGACACCTTACAGGGCGCCGGCCTCGTGACAGTTTACGTGAAATGACATGACACGAAGCATTACTCACATCACACGTTGCTTGTTGTGTGTCTTGTTGCTTGCAGCCTCCGCTATCTCCCAGAACAATTTCAATGCCGCTCGTGGCTTCACGACAACTATCGTGGCCTCCGATGTGGGCTTACTGCAAGCCAATCACATCACATATCATCAACTAGCGTGGACCGTCACTGGATCGCCGGCCTCCTGTACTGCGTCGCTCGACTCGTCACCTGACGGCATCACATGGACCGTGGGTGGTATTATCACTGGGCAGACCTGCACCACGCTGGGTAGTTCCGCTGTGGTCAACGCGAACGCGGCCTGGATTCGTATCAACGTCACGGCGTTGAGTGCCAGCGCCAGCGTCACAGTGAATTACACAGGTTGGTCTTCCAATCCAGCGGGCACCGGCGGCGTGACAGCGATCGCCAAAGGCGCGGTGCCAGTTGGTAACTCGGCTGGTAATGGTGTAGTATCAAGCACTTATGTTGTCCCGGTTGACGCTTTCTGTTTACCGTATGTACAATGGACTGACATTGGTATCTGCATTAACGCAGTTGCGACCGCTTATCCGAATTCTAAAATTGATGCCTCTGGCCTTCCGACTAAGGTCTACCTGAATTCACCAATGATAACACCTGCTGGCTACACTATGACAGCCGCAGGCAACGCCTCTGGCGGTAGCACGGTGTACACAGGTACGTTTCCTGTCACACCGACGTTAGCTGGTTACACGATTCTTATCGCCGGCTTCGCTAACGGTGCGAACAACGGTTCGTTTTTAATTTCGGCATCGACATCCACTACAATCACGGTCAACAATGCCGGGGGTGTATCACAAAGTGGTCAAACAGCTTTTGGTGCTCTTTCAGGTACATTCAACGGTAAGCTATCGCTTGGAAGCACTGTTTTTTTCATCAACAACGTAACTGGTTTGCAGACCTTCGGTACTGGTGTTGACGTCGAAGGTATCGGCCGTGGGTCGTTTGCTGGTGCCGTGACTTACGTGGCCGGAGCCGGGACGATATTCCACGAATGCAGTTCCACTGATACTGCTCCTGGCGACTTTGGTGTTGCAGGACCATGCAATAACACGGCATACACAGCGGTGTTAACTGCTGACACTTTTAACTATCCACCGATTCTAGCTGCAAATAGTTATCTTCCTAGTGTTGGTACAGTGGGTGCTGGTGGTATCACTGCTCTTGGCACTCGTATCAGTGGCGTGGTATTTGAATGCGGTATGAACGCAAATGCTACTGGTTTGGGTAACTTCAATGCTCAAGAACAGAGTAAATTTGATAACATTCAAGGTGTAGATTGTTCTGGTTCGGGAGACATCTGTGTTGCTTTAGGTGGAGGTACAGGCGGAGCGCAGAATTTCTGGATTACTGATGGTCAGTGTACCACTTTAAGTGGGAAGACAAACGTTGCTAGTGCTGTTGGTATCCAAATCTGGGGTGGCACTGGAAATGGAATGCCATCAATCATCGAGAAGTTTTCGGTGGTGAATAACGCTGGAGGTACTCTTCCCAATTACGATATTCAATATGTCGGTGGTACGACTAACATTGGCGAAATTTTGATGATGGGAATTCATCTAGAGAGCGCCGGTATTGACGGTATTGCAATGGGTATCGTGACTGTTAAAGGTGTAGACCAAGGTGGCGCGGCTAATGGTCTTACTATTATTGATGCCAATTGTGGTCCCGGTTTCACAGGTGGTGGCGCGAGCGGATGTTATCATATCTACACTGGTGTTATTGGAACGGGCACCGCTGCTGTTACGAACATTCAGATTCTTGGTTCAGAGAGCACCAACGCAACGCCTGTTAATCTCATTACGGATGCCAACAACACATCGATTCCAGTAGCAACGAAGTTCGTAGCTCGATATGAAACAGATGGCACTGCGGCGGGTGGCAAAGTTATATCGGATACAAGCGGCACTAATATCACCAATTTTGCTGGTCAAATCAAAGCATTGCAGGGTCAATTCACTACCTCGTTACAGTCGAAAGCCTATACATCAGCAACTAATTGTTCTGCGGTAGGAACATCAGCTAGTCCATCTGTAGCAGCGTGTGGTTCATCAGCTTCGGGTAGTTTTTCGTGTGCTACAAACGCAGTTACTACATGCACTGTAAACACCACTGCTGTCACCGCAAATAGTCAAATTTTCATCACTCAACGTGAGGACACTACTACAGGTACTCGTTTAGCGGTGACCTGTAATACTACAGCGAGCGCAATTGTGGCTTCAGAGAACATCTCTGCGGTGGTCGCTGGAACTAGTTTTTCTTTCTTATTGACACAGCCAGTGACCAATCCAAACTGCTATAGTTATTTCATTGTGAATTGATGAAACGACGTTTACAATTTATTGTGTTTGTGTTGCTTTTAGCAACACTAGTCACGCGCAGCGTGGCTCAGAGCACCGCTGTGACGTTTCAGGTAGTTGACACTGATGGTCAAACGTGGAATAACGGTTCGTGGACAGTGCAACTGACGTCACCACCGGGAGTCCCCTCCAACAACTATTTGATCTCCGGCACCAGCACTGTCGTACCAAACCAATCACAAAGCGGCACACTAGATGCCAGTGGTAACGGTTCACTGAGTGTCACTCCCAACTGTAGCATCGCGCCTGCTGGCACGCAGTGGACATTCGTGTTCTCACCGCAGGCCACACCGACGGGATCGTTTCAAATATCGTACACCATTTGTGGCGCGTCACAGGTGTTGACACCGATACCGCCCGGTGTGCGCGTATCAGTGCAAAGTTTCACGGTTCGCGCAACGGCTTACACTGACGCCGAAATAACAGGTGGTAGCAACGGTTCGACATACTTTAATCTCATTGACCAATCAATACACGTATGTCGTAGCGTAAGCGCCAACATTTGTACATGGGCGCAAGTTGGTTCGTCTAACAACACGGGAGCCGGTGCGCCGACTACGTCAGTGCAATTTAACTGCGCTGGATCGTTTTGTGGTGACTCGAACTTCGAATATGTAACGGGCACTAGAACACTCAATCTGGGAACACTGAACATCAATCTAGGTGGCCCAATGCAGTTCGTGATCCCAGGGTCAACACCGTCGCCGCCAGCCACGAATAGTTCATTGACAGTGGGTGCGGATGGTAATCCGTACTGGTCGAAGGCTGGTGCTGCGTATGTCCAGTTGAACGCAGGTGGGACCGTAACAGGCGCGACAGCCAACGGTGGTCTTCTGCTTTCTGGTACGACACTTGGTATGTTGACGTCATGTAGTAACAATCAAGTGTTACAGTGGAACACAACAGCGTGGGTGTGTTCGACGATAGCTGGTAGCGGAACCATTATAGGGAGTGGATCGAGTCCTCGTATTGCTGAATGGACAGGTGCAAGCGCGATTGGAAACTCACCTATTTTTGATAATGGTGTCACCGGAATCGCTGCTAGTATCTCCCTTACTGACAGTACATGTGCTAGCGGTGGGACTTGCCATAGTTTGCTTATTCAGTCTCCGAATGTGTGGGCAGCGTCATCATTTCAGCAACATGTTGCGATTCGTGCGGAGTCTACGTCAGCGGGAACTACGTCTTCAACAAGTGGTCCACAGACAGCGGGTTTCTTTGGAGCTTTGTGGTCTCCGGGAGCTAGTAGTTTAACTCTTGGAGAACTAGATGGCATCGTGGGTGACACTACAATATGTCCTGGTGGCTGTAGTGTTCAGACGGATACCGTAACGTTTCAAGCTGGTGGTGTCTTTTTAGGAATTGGGCAAGATTCGTCCGTAACTACCAATGTTGGTGCTTACGTCGACACGAATGTTCTTGGTAGCTCTACAGTAACAACAGACGTTGGTGTTTACATTGACACACCAGGGACCACCACTAAAACAGCTTGGCAGAACACTACAGGTGGCGGAACTTTTACTCATCATTATGGTCTTTTTATCGCAGATCAAGTGGCTGCCGGAGCGAGCACGAATTCTGACCCTCATAGCATTCATCAACTTGGAAATGCTCCAAACGAGTTTCAGGGCCATATCAACCAGATTGCCTCCGGTAATTGGGCAGGTAGTTGCGCGATGTCGGCTGGAACGACTTGCACGTTTTCTATCACAACGGCGTACACGGGGACGCCACTATCATTCGTTTCACTCGATGCAGCGTCTACGCCTCCTGCGACAGCCATTTCAGTCAAATGCGCGGTGTCTGGCACAACGGTAACAATCACAGCGGGAGCTAGTAACTCGTTAACATGGGACTGTTTGTTGGTAGGGAACCCGAATTAACATGAGACATTATCTACAAATCGTTTGTTTTGCATTATTGACCGTACATTGCATAGCACAAGGCACAGCCACCGTTACGACTGGTGGTAGCGGTACGACCGTTATAACGATTACCGTGAACGGTTCTTACACCATCACATCCACGACACCTCCCCCCGCTTGCTCGCCACCGTTGTATAACTGCGATTACTCTGCGTCCGATGTAGTGCAAACGCCCGCGGCCCCGTTTACGGCGTTGACTCTCACGAACACAAAAGTCCAAGAGTCGATTCTTAGCAAAGCTCACATCGTACGTATTACCGATCCAACCACCGGCGGCGGCGTATGCAACGCGAATAACCAGTTCAACGCGACGCAGAGCGGTGGTGACAACGACATTGTAACCAACACAAACACAACGTTGGTTGTGATATCGTGTGCTGGTTCGTTTCGTTATGTGATTGGTTACAATCCCACGACAATGCAGATGTTTCCGGCTCCGCCAGCGACGTTGTTTAATTGCTCCATCGGACAGGTAGCGTGGTCGCGTGTCGATCCACAGTCGTTGTACTGTCGTCCAGCGTCTGGTTTTGTTACACCGATAGGTATTGCCAACGGTACGACGTTGTATAAGGTGAAATTTCCGTTAGCGGGTGCCACGAATCTATGCGGTCTAGGAGTGGGTAACTGTCCAGACCCTTCGGGTGTGCCGACGTGGACATCGGTGCTTGACTTTGGAACGTGTCCGCAGGCGCCCGCCGGCCCGCCGACTGCTGGTAGTGTCTTGGGTGTCGCACCAAGCGACACATCTTTTTCCTCGGATTACAGTTGGACCGGTGGTCAGGGAACCGCTCGTTATTTCTTCCAATTTGTGCCGGGCACTGGATGTTACACACTTGATACTATTGGTGATAGCACGCATCCAATCTGGTACTCGCCGGGCGGCGTCGCTACGACGTTGACAACCAACGCGTCTTTCACCATACACGACTCGTTTACCTACGGTACATGGTCTAGTGTACAGAGAGCAAGCTGTACTGGAACGGATTGTGGTCCTGGTGATGGTTCATTTGTTTGGCAATTCGGAACGTCCAACATGATAGCTTACGCCAAGATACCGTTTTCTGGTGGACACTTCACGTTGACACCAAGTTATTATTTTAGCAATCCAAATCCGCAGTTCTACAAAAGCGCATTGACATCTCCGACCACGAACGTGCAGCAGGAGACAATGGTGTGCCCATGCTCGGATGCCCATTTTGTGGGTGACGCATCAAGTGATGTCAATCCACCGCTCGGTACGACAGGTGGTCTACTGAACGGTACATGGACAACGGCCTATCGCAATGAAGTCCTAGGATGGGCGATCAACGGTAGTAGCAGCACGATATGGCGTTTCGCTAAGACGTACAGCAGTGGTGGACCTAACAAAACAGGTTTCCAAGCACAGTATTCAATCGGAAGCGCATCGCAGGACCGCTGCACTTTTTTCTTTACGTCTGACATGTTAGGTGGCCTTGGAACACTGCCAAGTGGTTTAAGTCGTTGGGACATTTTTGCTGTTGGGCTGTGTGGACAGTGATGACTAGTTATCGAACCATACCGTTGCAAGGACTCAAGAGCGATTACGAAGTCCTACGTGCGATGCGGTTGAATTGTCTGGGATCACTGTTCTATTTCATTAGAACTGCGTTGCGTCGTAAGCGTCTTACGGAGTCATTGCATCTACCGTTGTGTCTCACATTTGAACGCGAGCACATCAAAGACGCCATTGAAATGCCGCGTGACCACTTCAAGTCGACGTGCGCTAGCGAAGGCCTCGCCATGTGGCGGGCGCTACCGTTTACACAACAGGACGTAGATGATTTCTACACTCTTGGCTACGGCGACGAGTGGATTCGCTGGATGCACAAGGCTCACAATCCAGACTCACGTAATCTTTTAGTATCGGGGAACATCACTAATGCCTCGAAACTCGGTAAAAAAATCCGGTGGCATTTTGAATCAAACTCGATATACCGAGGACTTTTCCCCGAAACTCTACCAACTACTTCATGCACCTGGACCGATTACTCCTTACATGTTAATCGACCTACGGGGTCAGCTGGAGGCGCTCACGGCGAAGGAACTTTTGACTTTCTTGGAGTTGGTTCAGCAGTTCAATCACGCCACTATAACGGAATTGTCATTGAGGATGATCTCATTGGACTCAAGGAGTCAGAGTCGCAGACGTTGATGGACAAGTCAATTGAGTATCATCAATTGCTGGTTGGCATCTTCGAGGCCGAGGATCCAAATCATGAGCTGGACGAGCTTGTCATCGGTAACCGATGGGGTTATGCTGACCTTAACTCGCACCTCCGTGAACACGAGCCGGAGTTTCGATTTGAGTCACATAGTGCGCTGGGTGGATGTTGCGCTTTACATCCTCTTGGAAAGCCTATTTTTCCAGAAGAATTCAGTGAGGAGAAGTTAGAGAAACGTCGTCGGCGCCTCGGCAATTACAAGTTTTCTTGTCAGTTCCTTAACGATCCATCGGCTCCGGAGGACGCTGAATTCAAAGAGGAGTGGCTTCGTTATTTCACACTTGAAAAACATCCCATCGACAGCACACGGTTCAAGATCAAACGCGAAGCGCTTAACGGTATCGTGTTACCAGATGTACGCAAGTCGGAACTCGCTATTGCGATGGTAACCGATCCTAATCATTCAGGGAATGCTGCCGCCGGGCGCTGTCGACATGCCATTGTAGTGGACGCCGTGAATTCGGCCGGCGACCATTTTTTGCTGGAGTCGTGGGCCGCGAACGTTGGTTTCGATGCTTACTATGACAAAATCTTTGAAATTGCACAACGTTGGGGGTTACACAAGATCGGTGTTGAGACCATCGGTGCGCAGGTTTACATCAAGAATCATATCGAATTCCTGTGTGCGATCAAAGGTTACTCGCTTCGTGTTGAAGACCTCAAGGGTAACGTAGACCTTGAAGATGGTAGTGTCGCACACGCAAAGCGTTTTCGTATTTGCGGTGTGATACAACCTATTGCAGAGCGACATCAACTGTATGTACAACGTGATGCGAGCCTTAGTTTCATCAACGAGTACAAAACATTTTCGATGAAACGTAACTCGCGCTTCGTGGATCAGCTTGATGCATTCGCGTATGCACCGCAGTTGGCACACCGTCCGATGGACGACAGAACGCATCAAGAGTTGTTGGCTGAGAACCAATCACAGATGAACAAAGTTGGACAGCCTTACTCACATGGTTATGGCAAAGGATATAATACTGGAGTGTTCAATGCTTAAAGGAGACAACATGCAACTGATTCATTGCAATAAGATACGTGTGATAGGTTTAGTGCTTGTGACTGCTCTGACTCTGTCTGGTTTTGGGTGTCCTAGCGGAACCAAGAATCTAGCCACAGCTAGTGATGCAATTGCTCATGGACTGGCCAACGCTCAAACCGCTGCTCGTCAAGCGGTCACGGCTGGAGTGATCAGCCAGCAAGAAGAGACTGACTTTGAGGGCTATCTATCGCGTACCGCTGCCGCCGGAATGATTCTGGACCAGGGCATTCGAGCTAATGAGAGTGCTACAACGTTAAGCACCAAAGTCAATTCCTTCTTGGATGCATTTAATGCCCTTAACACGTCTGGTGTAGCGGGTATCAAGAATCCTAACCTGAAACTGGTTATCTCAACTGCTCTGACCGGGGCCGAAGCCAGTGTTGCAGTCATCGCTGCCTCGGTTGGAAAATGAGGACATAATGGACCCCAATACTATAAATCTGATCGTGTTTGCGGAACAGATGGCCGCGCTGTTAGCTAAAACCATTGTGGATTTAAAGAATGTACTATCAGGTTCGAGCGCAAAAGCCGTAGATGAGATTTTAGCTGACGCGGATGCTACGTATCAGCAGATCATTACTACTGCTCAAGCACCTCCTAAGGTGTAAAAGGTTATGTTCGAACACCACGACAAACAGATTCTAGAAGTTCTCGAACGTATCGAGAGACGTCTTAAAGAGTTTTCTCGATTCAATACACCACGGTCTGCAATTTTGACCATAGCCAGCGGTATACAAGGAGACGATATGCCAGCAACGATTCAAGTAGGTGGAAGCGGTGCGAAAGCGATTTATCAAGAGTTCGATGGTCCCAATGGGACTGGTAATCCAGTGAAGCCGGTTGGGACGGTAGCGTTTGCTTCCGACAACCCGTCAGTAGCGACGGTTGACCAACAGGGCAATGTCACAGCGGTGTCACCTGGAACTGCTAATATATCAGCGAGTGACAGTGGTGCTCCGGCGGTTCCAGCGGCGCATGACGCGGTGACGGTGGTCGCTGGTAACACTGGTACGCCGGTGTCTGCCACTCTGACCATCACCGCGAACGGTCCAGTGGTATCTGCCCCAAAACCGTAGGGGGATTGGTAAGCGATATCACTGATCTCCAGGGTAGAATTAAAGACGAATAGATGCCTCTCAATCCCATACCGTTCAAATTGGCCTCAGGCAGCGCGGCTGAGGTACGCTTCAAGAAGTATCTTGAGGATCGTACTAAAGCTCTACGTGAAGGTCTGACCAAATTGCACGGTATGGACGGCATCATAAAATGGCGCAAGGCATACGAGGCGATGCCAGCCGTTGAAACACGCGAGTTTCCGTGGTACAACGCCAGTAACATCGTCGTACCGATCGTCGCTATTCATAGTGACACGTTGCTGGCGCGTGTTATGTCAGCGGTGATGAAAACGCGTCCATTGTGGATAGTGCGCGAGTTGGGCGAGTTTGCTAAGACCACACCACCCGGTTTACGTGACTCGTTAGAGGAGTTCTTACAGTACGTAGGTCTGGAACCCTCGGAGCTTGATCTGTATCGTGTGTATCACGAGTGGTTTGGTGAGACCATTACGCTTGGTACTGGTGTTATTAAGACACCGTGGGTAAAAGAGGTCGAAGACCTCTATGGTCCCGCCGGTGACATGTCGGGTGGTAACGATTGGTCGCGTACAATACGCTACGAAGGTCCGCGGCCTGAGAAACTCAAGTTTGAGAACTTCAAGTGTCCTGTAAACAAAGGTACCATCGAAGCGATGGACTTCAAGTACGACGTAGTGCAGTTATCGCGTTACGACCTCGAAGAGCGTAAGTTCCGTGGTATCTACGACGCGACCGCTGTACAGTACGTGTTAGCGCAACCTGATCGTTCGTCGGGACGTCCGACGCAAGTACAGGCTCAGAAAGAACAGGACGCTAAAGTTCGTACTGTACCCAACGATGCAGCGGATGAATGGGACATTTGTGAATGCCATTTCAAGTACCGTGTAGACGCGACGCACTTCACGCGTCTGATCGTGTGGTATCACGAGAAGAGCAAACAGGTGCTTCGTTCGTATTATCGTAATGGCTATCTCACAGACGATGAAATCTACATCGCCGCCCGCTTGTTTTATCGTGATGACATGTTTCACGGTATGGGTTTCGCTGAGATACTGTTGCCGTTTCAAGAAGAGATCAGCGAGATACACAATCAACGTCGTGATAACATGACGGTGGCCAACACGAAGATGTGGGCGGTATCGCCTGATAGCAAGTTGCATAAAGGTTATCGCACATATCCATCAGCAATGCTGCCAGCGGCACAGTTACAGGGTAATCCTGAGATATCACCGTTGGAGTTTGGAACACCGGTGCAGGGGGAGATCGACAGTGAGCGACTATCGCTTGAACTGGCTGAAAAACGAAGTGGGGTGTCCTCACCCATGCAGGGTAGTGGGGCCGGAACGAATACTAAACGAGGCGTTTATACAGCTATGGGTACGCTGTCTCTTTTGCAAGAGGGAAACACC